GCAGTTCAACAATTACGTTGCTTGACCACGCTAATTAAAATTGTGACCCCTTGAAAACCTCAGCTACGCCGAGGAAAAATTCCGGTATATCACAATAGATACGGCGTAGCCAATTAAGACTCTAAGAGTCCACCCGTGCGGCCACGGCACGGTACAGGTTTAAAGTTCCTGATAAAACTAGTGATAACCTCACTACTGGGGTGTTTAACGTCAACCACGACGGTGCCGCTCTATTACTAAGGAGTAATAGGTTGCGGAGGAACGTCCTCGTAATAAACACGAGGCAATCCAGTCCAAAAATAAACTTGAAAATCTTCCCCAGCGGCAACATGCATATCGATTTGCTGTTCAATTGAAGTGTGTCCTTCCCAGGACAATCGATACAAATTCTGGTATGTACCAGCTTGAAAAGGTGGATTATTGGCATTCGTCATTCTAGCCAATTTTCCTGGAACAAATCGATATTGAGTCTGATATGGAACCTCAAACTCAATGTTTGGGTTAATAACATCAGTCGCGTAAACACTTCCTCTGGTACCTGTCGGAACCCTATCCGCAAAACCTGGAATTACTGATTGAGAAACTAACCACGCTGGATCCGTAACCATAAGCGAATCAGCATTGAAATAAGCGGGATTACTAGACGTGAGAGGATCCAATCTCTCAACGTAAACACGAGAACCAATATCATCGCAACACTTGGCTTCTGGGCCAGAGCATCCAGCACTTTTAGTATACAAATACTTGTACCTGATGGACCCTCTGTAACCAGAAAAACATGCTGTCACCCAATGCAGCAAAACTGTGTTACAAAAATTATAGCCCCCCGAATCGCTAGCCTCAATAAAATCAGTGGCTGCTCCTTTGCGATAAAAGGGGAAAGCTAAACGTTGTCTAGTAATCTTGCGGAAATCTTGATTACCAAGCAGAGAATTTCTCTCTCTGCGCCATAAATTGTATCTTTTCAACAAAGGACGAAAAGACAAAATGGACTCACCTGCAAAAACCATGTTCAATTCTGACGAATACTGAAGATCAGCGCCCATATGGTCGGATTCAGCTTGTTGTGGAGCAGATGGTTCAGAAGTATTCTGAGATTCTGGGATGACCTCAGTTCCTGATTGCGAAGGAAAAAACACAAATTTCTGAAAATTATCTTCGGGCACAAAGACCTCAAAATCATCTCCAGCGGACACAAACACATTTATAGAAATATCATTGTTAATGGCACTATTGGGGATTGTGAGTTCATTCAGTACACGGACTGAAATCACTCCGTTACACAATCCTCTCAAACTAGAGCCATAATTTACAGTGGAATATCCTTCAGTTGCTGAATCCAAACCTGGATCCAAATGCCTCAACAAAGAATAAGGTTGAGAATTGGTCACTTCAATGGTAAAATCTTGAGTCTCCGCAATATCAATCATTTCAATGTAATTGATGTTATACTCAGATGAGGTCGACGGATCGACATGCCCAGGATCATACCTAATCTCAAGCCTTCCTTTATGGAACGTAGAACAAACAATCTGAAATCGAAATTTCATAGAGCCATTCCAATATCTAAAAGGCAGAGCAGCAACAGCACAAGGAGGCAACATAATAGCTCCATTGGCATCCTCCTGCCAAAGACACGGATTGACGCGTGCATTCCACAACAAAGAGGCTGATCCTTCACCAACTGGCCATTGAAAACTGGTCAAATAAGCTTCTCTTTTGGCAATATCCCTAATCACCATTGGATCGTGAGCACCCACTCCAGAAACCCGAGGATCAATTGTCAACTCCTGTTTATCATCCACAGTCATCTTCAATGCTGTATCAGGAGTTGTCGTTGTTGCCAACTGGGAAATAGGAGTTGGTCGCAAAGGATCAGGATTTTTAGTGTTAGCTGGTCTACTATAGCCCATAATCTTCGCAGCAGAAGCAACGGCACCTGCAACTTTGCTAGTCGCCATCGCATATGGAGCTATAGGAGCGTAACCTGCAGCTATACCAGCAAACTTTGAAATCGTAGTTGCTGGTCCTGAAATCATTCCTTTGGTATTCGCCTCATTAATTTCAGCTCCTGATTGAGGAGTCAAAGTTTGAGCATCAACAGATGTAGGCATAGCCAATTGAACATTCTCTGCCCAAATGAAAAATGATATAGTAACCTTATCATCAGCTCCGTTTGCATGTTTCAAAGGTGTCAGAGTGCGCAACAAAACTGTGCCAGCACTAGGAATACCAAGATCACCTCCCCAAGAAACTCCAGGAATATCAAAATAATTCTCATGCCAAAAGAACGGAATCTTCATTTCTCCTCCAGTTGAAGTTGTAGGATCAATAAAAATATGTGGCAACTGAGAAGTTTGAGTCAAATCAACAGGATCCAATGCAGTATGCGTTGAAAGATTATCATAACCAGACATCGGCCAATAAGCTACAATCGCTCTGCCATACTGAAAACCGTTACCATTAACAACAACTTTCATACGCAAATCACAACGCAACAGTTTAAAATTTGCCAAACGATTTTGAACTCTCTTGTTTGTCAAAAATTGTCGCCAAGGATTAAAATCACCATTAATAATGCCATTTGTGTTCCACTCAGCCTCAAAAACTTTCTGAGGTCGAGAAAAGAAATCAGCCAAAGGCACATCATCCTTGTCTTGTAACTTACGCGTTGGATCAACAAAAGATTCAATATCATTCTGATGGCCAGCATATTGATCACGAAAACGCATGGTTTGATGAGTGACATCAGATCGTGAATCTACAATGTTGGTATCAGACGTAATACCAGACTGAATTTTGAAAATGGGAACATATTCATTGTAAGAATCCTCCAGTTCAGCTACAGGAAAATCTTGAAGTGGCATGCCCAATAATTGTTTCTCATAAAGGGCAAAATTCCTCTCAATTACCACTATCATAGGATCAACATCGTTAACCCATTTAAAAGTGGACAACACATCCGTGTCGATTTTGTGGTCGTCACGACCACCGGTTTGCTTTTGTTTAATACATTCATATGTGTTTTTGTTGGTCAAATTATTTAACCCATCTCCTTTATCAACCATCAAGGGTGGGGTTTGACTATGATGACACTTCGTCATCATAAAAATTGTGCTTCAAGCCTATATTATCGGTTAGTCACTCCGAAAAATATGGTATCCAATAAAACACAACAATTTTGCTAACCATCAGATTTGAAACTGGGGGATGAATTTTACGCCATTCCAAAGGCGAGGTGCAATTAAAATCCATAGGTACGTAAACGCATTGCACTATCGTGTTCACGCACATCTCGCCACATAGAAAAAGGGAGTCTTATATCTTCCCAATAACCATCATGGCCCGTCATTGTAACAGGCTCATATCCAATGGGAGTCAACAAAACACCGGCATAAGAAATGGAAGGATTCAATACAGCGGCTGCGTAACACAGTCTACGTAATTGCTTCCTACCTTTACTGCGTGCCGAAGCTAAATTGGAATCTTTAATCTCCAAAAACACCACGTGATGCACACCCATAATAGTGGTTTGAAAAACCAAATCTACTTCTCCAATACTATGAACAATGATAGGAAAATCCATGGCAATTGCTGTCAAAGGTATATCAGTAAGCGCTTTAACATACAATGGCCGCGATAACTCCTGCTCCTCTCCCGAATGGGGATCATATCGCTCATGCCATTGTTCAACTTTTTCTTCATAAGACACATGCAATTGAGTACACAAATTTGTCAAACGGGCTAATCTTGCAACTTCTCTCATTTCATCCCGTCTATGCTCATAAACTTTTGGTCCATGATTAAACCATTCCATCAAAGCTGTGTCAATGTTCATCGCGCAAGCTTCCACTTCAGAAAGAGGCGAATTTTTCTCACGCAAAAAGCAATGGAGCATTTTAAAACATGAATCCTCTGCTAAAGCTCCAACTTCATGCCCTAAATCAGCATGAAAAACTGATTTGCGTTTAAGAAACTCCAGCTGATCAATGGTAATAAAATCAACCATATCACTTTCCTTGTCTGGCATAGTATAAACCTGGCCAAAACGTGCTAGAACTTCCGAACAACTCCTGATATTAAAATCTTCGTAATCAGGAGAAACTGATCCGGCATTATCATCACCATATGTTATCAATGCACATGCCTTGCGAAAGTCTATGGCTCTTGGATAAATAGTATAAAAGCAACATCTCATGTTCAAACTGTTGCAAATGCTATTAAGAACGGCAGTAAGTGGATTTCCACTAATATGTCCCCCACTATTCAAACCAATCAAGTTACCATCAAATGCTATCATGGAGAAAACTAAATCTCCTGCCATAGATTTCATAACCCCAATATCCTCTTCTTTATAACCAGGACATACACTTGCACAATCAATGAGAATCCTCAAACCTGCAAACAAAACTTGAGAAGGCAATTTTTGATCAAACTTGCTATAATCACCAGCAAGAAATTTCTGATCATTTTTTGAACGCAAATATTTCATAAGTTGATCCCATTCAGGTCCATGAGAATTAATTCCCACAGCACATTCAGACTTAAGTGGATTCATCATTAAAACTCGAACCAAAGGCAAAAAATATCTACGAACTAAAAAGGTTAAAGCAATTGAGTTTCCGTAAAAAATACGGCACTTTTCTTTTGCTAAAATCTCATCCTTCTTACAGGCTTTAGCTATAGGATAAGCTCGCTCACCACTCAAATAACAAGCTTCACAACGCGCAATTTCTTCAAGCACATAATCCTTGAATTTTCTATCCAACAATCCATCATTGTCGAACACATCAACATCAAGCATGTGCTCGCTCTTTGGTCCTGTCAAAGGGAAACCTATAGACGTTCCAATTTTGATGGCATCCATGAACTTAACACCTGGAACGCCATTAATGTTTTCCTTGTCGTTCATAGGAGCCGCATCATTCCACAAGCTACTCTGAAACAATTCGATCAATGGTTTCTTGTAATCTTTGACCGCTCTAACAATAAGATCATGTGGGAACGGTTCCCCAGGATTGGATAAATTGGCCAAACAAGTTTGCCAACCATACCAATCAGGGTTCATCTTAGGCGGTCCCCACTTATTTGGAATGCCACACACATCGGTAACCAAATGGCTAATAGGTGTGACCTTAACTCGAGAAACAGCCTTGACTTTACCCGGACATGCGCCATAATACTCGATTTGAGAATCTTCCGGCATGAAATTGATTGGATTCTTCTTGTGAACTGGTTGATCACAAAGTACTGTTACACCAAGAACCTGTGGTGAAAACTTTTCTGCAGCACCAGATAAAACAACAGCATCAAATTCATCAAGCTTCTTAATAGCTTCATCCAACTCTGGTTTAATGAAAGAGCCATAACATCCCATTGGAGTTCCAGCATGACCACCAAGATGTAATCCTGTAATGGCACCATGGGCTCCTCGTGAAATCAAAACAGCTCCACATAAGCCAGCAAAAGTATTTTCACTCAAGGTTTCATAAACACCACCTTGAAAAGACACTACAGTTTGCACCTTTTTTGGTTTTGCTCGACCTTCCATGATCTTAATTGAACCATCTTTAAGCCTGTAAATCATCTCAAAGTTATGCGCGGGGAAATGATCTAAAGGAAAATAATCAACAATATCCTTAAAAGATCCCCCGTTAGGTGAGTAACACACACGCATATCCGTATTTGGAATGAGAACAGATGAATCCATGTGCAGTTGTGTTGTGAATTTACCTCCACATTTTTCAGGATTTTCTTTCCTGAAAATAACCTTGAGAGCATTTGCTCCATCAAAATAATGATTTGGAATCATAACAACATTAGAGCGCAAAAATAAACCATTAACCATCAATCTCTTGTCACCAACTTCAACAGTTCCGTAAACCAAATTTTTGTCAATAATATCCTTGATATGGTCACGACAACTCAGGAATGATTTGTGTGTCAATGGTAAACGTCTGGTTGCTACACCAGACCAAACATTGTCCTCTTTATCTCTTTGTGAAACCTCTTCGATAGTTGTGGGTTCAAGGGAACCTTGTGGGTTCAATCCAACCCACCGCTTGTACAATTTGGCAAGTGTATAAGCAACACCCATAACAGCCGATGCTTTAAGAATCTTCGACAAATGGTTATCTCGCAATTCTTGAAGAATGGGTCTCAAGCTATTTCGATTTGCTAAATCCGATACGTAATCTTCTTTAACAAGCTTGATCATGTGCGATTGTCTAAAAGCACAATAGCCAAAACCAAGCCCCAATGCACCCAAAGTCAAACATTTATCTTTCCTTGGGATAAACTGGGAAAAAATGCCAGACAATCCTAATAAGGACCACTGTACACAAGATTTCTTAACGTAAGTATCCCTCAACTTGCGAGCTTCACACAACATGAAAACTTTTTGTAGTCTAGGATCACTAATCCAACTCGTTGGAATAACAGTTATCCAATCAAATCTTCTAATCAAAGCTCGGGCAGCCAAAAGAATACCAGTAGAAACAGATGTTTCAAGAAAATCGATTGAACCAAACACATCTCCAACAATTTTATCCTTAGCAATACGCTTAACTTCATGACAGACACCCATAAGACGTGATCCAACCTGAGGTCGTTTCTCATCATCACTGTGACTGTCAAAAATGTCATTCGACGCATTTTCTCCAGAAAAATTAAAATTAGATTTGCGAATGTCAAAAACAAATTTACTGGTACAACAATGTTCCAAACAATGGTTCTTCAATTGTTTGCATCCATCAACACCGCAAAGAATAATATCACTAGATCTGGCATCTTGCAAATTTACCAGATCAAATTGCTCTTTACGGTGTTTGTGAAACATCTCAATGCAATAATTGACTGCAGTGCACATATCAACACGTTCCATGACATTTCCACGCCATTCAATAATTTTGTACGACGCTCCCGTTTTCAAATTTGGAGGAGGCACAGCAACAGACAAAGTTAGCTCCCACACATCATCAAATGGTGGAGGTTCATATTTTCCGTCGACCGTATATTTCTCCAGAACTTTGTTTGAATCCAAACCAAGACAAATACCATCTTTGGTCTTCTGGAATTCTTTCTTCGCAAAAACATCAATGACAACATGCATACGTCTTTGAATGGAATAAGGACAATTGGAATATAAACGAGCATCCAAATCCTTAACATTCGTAGTTACGGTAACCAATTCAGGTTCAAGCCATGTTTTTTCTTTCCGAGCCAAATCAGCCATTGGAGCAACACACGGAGCATTATCACAAATCTTTTGTATGGCATCACAAGGAGAAACTTCAACGAAATCGGAACGAACATTTCCATGATCATTAATAATAAAATGATTAATATCCGATCTTGCACCATCCCAATGTTTCTTTGAAGAATCAAACATGAACTTCTTTCCTTTAGAATTGTCAATACCAGCTGATGCAAACAAAGCAGCTGTAATTTGCTCAGCACAAAAAGTTTTACCTTGGCTACTTGGACCAAAAAACTCAATTGCAAATGGAGCCCTACGGTAACCAGCTGCCATCTTAGAAATGGCATGATCATTGATTATAGACAAAATGTTAGCGAATTTTCGCTCAACTACCTGTTTGTCTAAACCTTTCAAAGTGGGAATTATACGGCGCAATTTTGTTGCCATATTTTCAAGACGTGAAACAAATTCAGAATCAGTAACACCGTGCATACCTAACAAATTACCATTGCGAGCCAGATCCCAAAAGCGAACCAACTCGTGATACTCCATATCCAAATTTGAGGCATCAGTATTTCCAATAATAAAAGGGGCAAAACTCTTAGTCTTCCATGCGGCATAGCAAGATTCAACCCAAAATACAACTGTATCACAACAAGCTGAAATAATATCTTGGGCATCACCATGAATAACCTTAAGATCTGGTTCAATAAGTTTGTAACCCCTAATATCAAAAGTTACATTGTCGGCATTGCAAAGGCCGAAAGTTACTAATAAACCAAAAATCTTGGAAAATTGTCCAAACAATCTGTTTCCTTTGCAAAGAGTCCAATTATCCTTAATGTCCTTGATAAATTGGATCCATTCATTTTTCCCACTATCAGTATTGTGGGAATATTTTTCTTCACCATCATGTGGGAAGAAATCAAATTCCAAAGCTTCACGAATATACGTGATAACTGAAGAACTTATTGATTTCGGAAATTTTTCTCGAATGTATAAAAACAATCCAGCAGACATAGTTACATAATCTCTAGCTCCAGATAACACAACTAATAAGGCAGTAAGTCCTTCAACTTCTCGAATAATTTCTTCTGTCAAATCAATGCCACCAAGCGATGCAAGGCGGTTCAAGGATGGAGTAAAAAATTTCTTCACTTCATCACCAAAATGTGGTGACATTTTTGTTTGTTTAAAACGTGCGTTTCCACGTTTATTGAGAACTTTGTCTCTGTTTTTCTGTTTTTTTGCGTGATTCAACACCACGCTTAAAAGATTCTCTGCGAAAATCTTTTTCAAGGATTTCAAAATCCTTTTGCTCAAAAAATGAGCTGGATACAAGCTCTTTTGTCTTATTATCCATTATGCCAATATTACCACCTAAAACTCGTTTTAATCTTTGTATAACTTTATTTCATGAAGGGTGGTTTTCTTGGAATTTTATGAACGGGGTCCTTGCTTAACCCTATCCAACAAATAGTTTCATATAGTATTCTACAAGCATCAAAACTAACTAGATCAGAATTTCGGATTTACCCATACGGAACCGGTCTACACTAGCTAACAATAATGAACTTCACTAAAACTTTCTCAGCACCCTGACATAGTCTATTATTTCCAAAAGGATTAGTAAGGAATTGGCAAAACCTTATCTAACGGTCTTCACAACCTATAATAAACTAATCGGTAGCTATACTTGTTAAAGATCCATAGAACCAAGTATAGCTCTACATCCACTAAATGTGGACCTTTTGTGGTAAAACCACTGGGACGTAGTCCCAAAACATTTTAAAAATCTTGTATTATTATAACAGGTTCATATATATTAATACAAATTAAAATGTTTAATCAACAGTTTGAACCTAAAGCGTGAGATATTCCAACCTTTACAAAAATATCTCAAAATGGGCACTATTTTAAAATTGATAAATCAACGATGTGCTACTCCGCTGATGTCGTTTGTTAATTAGACAAATTAAACCCAACGACAGGGCAAAAACTAGTTTAAACGAATTTAAATTGTTTGAGGTAGTATAAAAGCGCAGGATTGCGCTAAAATACTTCTCTTAGTCAATCATACGACTACTTTCTCAA